AACATTACCACGTAAAAATGGAAACATATTAGCTGTCAAAGTAGTGTCAGTAGGAGCAGCAGCTGATCTAGAATTCAAATAAAATCGACGCCATAAATTATAGCGTTTCAATAGAGTTCTAAATGAAACTATAGCTTCACCTGTAAAAACTGCATTCAATTTTTCACCTTTAGTCATAGGAGGTCCTATCATCTCAGAATTATCTTGCTGAGGTGCGGACAACTCCGTTGTCCCAATTTCTTCAGGGACAATTGGCTCTTCTCCAGACTGAGGTTTAAATACAAAAGATTGAAATCTTGAAGAAGGAATAAATACTTCAAAATCATCTCCAGCTGAGATGAAAACGTTAACTGTGATTGCATTATTAACAACTGAATTGGGAACAGTTAAATCATTCACTACATAAACAGATAAAGTACCATTTCCAGTACCAACACCTGTAAAAGCAGTAGTAGAATATTGTTCCGCAGCGGTATCTACACCTGGATAAGCACGATCTAAAAGTGTTACTTCTTGACCATTGCCAATTTCCATAGTAAAATCAGTTTTATCTGCAATATCAATAATCTGCATATAATTAACGTTATACTCAGAAGTAGCGGGGTATCGGGGATCATAAACTACTTTAATCCTACCTTTATGAAATGCTGAACAAACAATCTGAAATCGAAACTTCATTGTACCAGTCCAGTATTGAAATGGCATTGCTGCCATACAACAAGGTGGAAATAAATAGCCATTTGGTGTCAAACCATCTTCAGCCCATAATACTGGAGAAACATATGTATTCCATAATAATGTCTCAGATCCAGTACCAATAGCCCAAGGAAATTGTGTGAGATATGACTCTCTCTTAGCAATCTCTTTAATGGACATAGGGTCTGCAGAACCTAAACCAGCTATACGCGGATCAACTGACAACTCTTGTTTGTCATCAACCGTCAATTTAATAGCTGTATCAGGTGTGTTTGTTGTAGCTAACTGCGAAGCAGGAAATAACCTACGTGGTGCAGGATTTTCAGTAACAGTTGGTCTACAATAACCAAATTGTTTGGCTACCTTAGCCACAGCATTAGCTACGCTCGACGTTGCCATTGCATACGGAGCTATAGCTGGTATACTCGTTAAAGCATCAGCCATTTTAGCTATTGCTGTAGCAGGTTTAGAAATAGTCCCCTTTGAATTGGCTTCATCTACCTCATCTTCAACACCTGATTGTGGAATCAAGGCAACAGAATCCTGAGAAGTAGGAATAGACAATTCAACATCCTCAGCCCAAACAAACATAGAAATAGTGATACTTGTAGAAGCACCATTAGCATGTTTAAGCTGGGATAAAGTTCTAATAAAGAATGAACCCATAAAACCCCAATCGCCATCTGGAATGTTGAGATAATTTTTATGCCACAAAAAGGGCAATGTCATCTCACCACCAGTAGATGTGGTAGGATCTATATATATGTGAGGAAATTGAGTAGTTTGAACCAAATCAGCTTGTACTAATCCTGAAACTGTACTAAGCTTATCATAATTCTCTAATGGCAAATAAGCTGCAATAGCTCTACCATAATAAAACCCGTTACCATTAACAACAAATTTAACTTTCAACTTACAACGAAGCAAATTATAATTGTTAATACGATTGATAACACGTTTATTCTCAAAATACAACGACCAAGGGTTATAGGTATCAGATAATGTGGTTCCAATACCCCATTCAATATCAGCAACTTTAATTGGTCTACTAAAGAAATCTTCCAAACTCACATCATTACTATCTTGTAAAGTTCGGGTTTCATCATATTCACTTTCAACATCGTAAGTGTATGATGTATTTTGGTCACGAAACGCAACGTTCTGGTACTTTTCTTTAGTACTAGATTGACCAATAGATGCATCTTTAATAATACCAGATTGGGGATCAAACTCACCAATTGGCATCTTCATTAGTTCATCACAGTATTCGTCAGTAACTGTATTATAAACTTGAGATAATGCCAATGCAGCAGCAACTATGTCTTCATCTATCGAGAATTCATCTCCAGATTGATGATCATATTGACAATAGCAATACTTCTCCATCAAGCCACAATCATTGCAAAAATCAATACAACGATTAATGTCATAAGCTTGGTGAATTTTGTCCCATGCACTATTCATTCGCTCCTCCTTAGTAGCGAACTTCTTATCGGAGAACTTGATATTCTGAGCTTTAAGCGTTCTCTGTGCTTGTTTAAGTTCAGTTTTATTATATTTATTATATTTAGTAAGTACAAATACACAATTTGCGGATGCACTCAATTCCGCAATGAGGATACTGTTTTTGGTAGACAAAACCGAGATAAAAATCCCTATGTCTTAAACACGAAAGCCTTTAGATAAATAGGCACATAGTCATTTCCTACAAATAATCACATGGTATCCAGACGTGTCTAAC